ATTGTGCTTTTCGGTCTGAATCTATTTCAATTCTAAATCGATAAACTGTGCTTGCCGCGCATGTCACTCCACTTGCTTTCGCTGTGTCTGTGCCACCAATTGAACTTTCAACTACCCATCCTGCATCCGTATCGTCAGTTGAATATCTGAAGAATACTTTGTCATCGTCGGTTGCTATTACGGGTGTGTTTGTTAATTTCAAACCTGCCCAGAATAGAATTGTCGCTACTGATGCCGGTGTTTTTATTGCTGCTTCCCAGATTACCTGGTTTTCAGTTCCCCATTTTACTCCCGTCCATGGCGAGTATTCAGAGTCTAGATGTGGCAATAAAATCACTTGATCGTTATCAGCTGCAGTTGTTGTCAAAAGCATAGCCGCGTCCGTTGCCGAATACGTACTACAAGTTGTAACTGCATTTTCTCCCAAAAGTTCGAAGTCTGTACTAATTGCTCGAGCTATTTCAGTTGTGTACACTGCATCAATATCTCCGTTAAGACCAACCTTTCGTCCCATCCATTCAAGATAATATCTCTCTGGACTTCGACTAAAATTTCCCTCAACTTTAACTTTGTCTTTGTACACTCGGTCGCCAGTCATGTTTCCGCTTACTATTCCTTGTCCTACCATTTTAATTCAAAAACGGCAATCTAAAGACGGCCCATTACGTAGATTGTTCTTGCTTCGCTATCAGCTGCTCCTGGAATCAGTAGTCCTGTCGCGTCTGTAATTACTAGGATTGGTTCCCAGTCGTCAGTTGCTCCATAACTTGAAGCGCATACTATCTTTGAGATATCCACAAGTGAACTGATGTCAATCGTATCTGCGTCATCAGCTGTTGCTGGTGTTACTATCTTGTAAACATTAAACCCAACTTGTGGGTCGTTTGTTACCGTACAATCATCTATATCTATTGCTGCTATTTTTTTTACCTCCTGTGTGATTTAGTTGGGATGCCTGTTCTGGCACTGTCGTATGTTTTTTTTCTCCGACCGAGAAAATTCAAATAAAAAAATAAAAATAAAATTGTTATTTATAATATATTGTCAATAAACGCGTTGAACTTTGGATTTTTCATCACTAGACATTGGTACTGCTTTAGATAGAACTTATCCGAATCGTTAGTTTTACCTAGCGCTTCGTATGTTGTATCCTGCAAAACCCTCATCTCGATGTAATCTGTATCAAGGAAGTAAATCTGTTTAGCACCTGAAGTATTGCTCAAATATTGAGAATAAATCATTGGTATTGGACCAGCAATTGTCATTACTGATATAGCAGCTGGTACACCAAATGGTAAGATACCATTAGGAACATCGCTTGGAGAATATCGGTATGTATCCAACATAATCTTTCGCACGTCCTGTAGTGCTGCGCTAGAAGCGATTGCTAACTTAGGGTTACCCGAGTCATCAATAGCGTATCTAACCGCTGTTTCAATATCATTGTATGTTAATGCTGCGCCGTCCAAATCAAGCTGATTTGTTGTACTCTGTAACTTTACGATACCTGAGAATTCAGTTGCGTCTGTGGATGCGTCACCATTAACGATTAAACTTTCTTCCAATTCCTTTAGTGCTCTTGCCGCGGTTAGAACTCTTAATTGCATAGCGTTAGAGGCTGCAACGTTTCCGAATGCACTACCGCCTAACCCAGAACCAGTTCCCTGAAAGCCTTCAAGAACGAACGCAGGTTGCGCTGCTCGTGCAGGTCCAGTAACTCGACCAACTGAATAAAGGAATTTGATTGGCGTAGAGTACCTATCGATTGTATCGTTAGCTTCTCCAAATGCACCATCTTCTAGTGCTGTAAACGCAGCACCTTTTTCAGTTATCTCGTTCCAGTCAGCGTACATTCCCAAGTTTGTCACTCGAGGAATTAGCTCAACTAATGGTGTTCTCTTCCTCGTCTGATCAATCAGCAAAGGAGATAAATAGACTGGAATCATTGCATATCCTGCAGTTCCAGTTCCACCCTGAGTTGTAGTAGTTGCTTTCATGCCGGCCTCTGGCCTCATGTCCACACCACTTACTGGGTCCCAATACATGGTTTTGCTCTTAAGGTTTGCGAACGATTGGAAGTAGGCGTCTTGAAAATCAAGGCCATCTGTACTTCCTGTGAATGCTTGTCCCATTTTAGCAAAGGTCTAAAGGATCAACAGATTTTAAATCAGCTTCAGCTGCTTTCTTATCTGGTTCATTCTCATTGTTGTTCAAGGACTTATGTACGGGTTGTTTTAAAGCATCTGTAATCTTAGCAATGTTCTCTTTCATTTCTGATTGAGCTTCCTTCATAGAAACATTATCTTTCACAACAGCGTCGTACTTTTCGTTCATAGACTTCAATTCGTTTGAAATAGATTTAAGCATCTCAATTGATTTACCTTCAACGTCATTCGAACCTTCGCCTTCTCCAGCATCGCTGCCTTCGTCGGTTTCAGTTTCTTTGTCGTTTTCGTCATCTGTCATCTTAGAATTTTTTGTGTGTAATTTAGTTATATCTTCCGATTTAACGGTTGAATGTGATTTGCTCTTAACTTCGAGTTGTCCTTCTACGCTTGGATCTAGTGATTTTCTTTTCTTATATTCTTCTAGTGCATCCATTGATTTCGTGAATACTTCTGCCATTTGGGCCCGTGTGTTACATGGGTTTCCTGTCATTGCTACATTTAATAGAGTAACATCATTAAGCATTCGAATTGATTTCCCTTCTCTTTGATCGTACGAGATGTCGGTTGGTAGAAATGCCACCGAGAAAGCATCTAAATATTTTTCTATTAGATTTCCTTTGATTGATTTATAGTTTGGATTGTACCTATTGATCTCACACTTGACGCTTGTTGAGTATCTTCCTTTGCCTAAATCTTTAATGGTTGCATCGATTATCTTTCCTGCAGGGATCCTTGTTTTGTTAATTTCTTTTTCCTCATGAGTATCTCCCTTAAACGCTTCGTGTTCTAAATCTAATTTCATATTTCTTTCTAGAATTTGTTTCTGCATAGACTTTTGACAATCCTTTGTCATAATATCGTTTACGAAGTCTATATCGTTTGTGGAAATATCTCCCTCAACATACAGGTGCTCCTCTCCCTTCAGGTTAACTATATTTACGTTGAGGGGAGTAGTGAATGTGAAGCTTGCTTCTTGATCCATAATCAGTCTAACTCTTTTTTTATTATAAATCTACTTTCAAAATTTTAGAAGTATTATTCTGTCTATTTACGTAATGCCTTACTTATTTTTTCTCTTGTTTTCTTAGAATGTTTAAATCCAGTCTTTAAATCGGTATTTGTTCTAGCTTCTAATCCTAGTTTTTTAAATCTATCATATATTGCTGATTTTGATTTAAAACCAAAAAAGTCTGCTATTTTTTTATAATCCCACTTCTTTTCATAATATAAATTTTTCATTAATTCCAAATCAATTTCTATTTTATTAGCCCCGGGTATTCCATGAAGTTTCAAATGTGCCTTCTGTGTCATTAACATAAGATTTTCTATTCTGTTGTCTGAAGGATTGTTGTTTAAATGATGCAATATTAAGCCTTTTTGTATTTTTCCAAATTTCTTCTCCCACAAGTATCTATGTTCTAAATATTTTTTACCTTTAATCTCTATGCACCTATAACCATCTTTATTGATAGTTCCACCCTTATAATTATGTGGTCGTTTTCCATACATTATATTTTCTTTTCCGGGTTTGAATTGCATAAACAACATAAGAAATCTATCCTTTTAAAAGTTTCTGTTCTTATTCAGAACTGATACTATCTTCTTCTTTTTCTAAAAACAGCAAAACAGAACGGCATCTGGGATGTGAGGGAGGACTTTGTCCAGACCAATCCTTATAATGAAAGTCTTCGTCTAGTCCGACTATCTGACCATCTAAATGCTTACAAATATCTGAGGTTCTGTCATCATGTGCGCTCAACCATTGTTTTTTCATATCCAATCCAGAACCCTTCATTGCTAGTAGTTTTCCTTGATTTTCTGCTCTTCCGACTTCTGTTATAGCTATAATTTCGGC